CAAGCTCATCACGACCTATGCGTTGGTACATTTCGGTCGTGGCCAGGGACGTCTGGAGACGCAACCCTTGGAGGATTGCTTGACTCTGTCTGATCGTTTGGTTCATGGCTATTCCTCAGTGTGGGTTGCATGTATTCGTCAGCACTCGGCGTACCTGCTGGTTGCCGTTTAGGCGCAGGGGAGAGTGCTGACGGATAAATGCGTGAAAAAAAGAAAGGCCCGTTGGACGTTCGGGCCTTTCGCAGATGCAGTGATCTTTTGGTTATGGTTTATTTCATGATGGTCATCCTCGAATGTGCGCCGTTGGCGTCTTGGCGGGCGTTTGTGCATGCAGGTGGCCGGTATAAGCCGGGATTTCGTCCGCATCGGTGAACTCTGAAGCGATGGCAAAGAGACCATCCAACAATCGTTTTGCTTCAGAGCTCACCGATGCGGCCTGGTGCTGGGGAGTACCAAGTGCTCGGGCAGTTATCGTCAGGCTGACGTGCAATGATGCAGTTCGTCCTATTGCCGCTGGAGGGGAGGGGCGGGGCGCATTGTTTGCCGGGTCATTCACACGGTTCTGGCTTTTCACCATCGATCAGCCGTCCAGGTTTTTCCTGTCGTTGGCAGGCTTAGAAGCCTGTCTGCTCGCCGGTCGCCGGCATAGACAATGCGGTCTGTTGTTTTTTGCGCTGATTGTTAAAGAGCGGCACGGCTTTCGCTGCTGCCGGTTATGTGCCGGCATGGGTGAAATATAGGTGCACACATAAGTTGAGTCAATGGGCATACCCATAATATTTTTTACAGCCGTAAAAAAGCCCGCAAAGCGCGGGCTCCTTTTACAGGTCGACGTATTTCTGCCAGCCAATTCTCACGCTTTCGTCTTCTAAGCGCTCGACAGTAATCCCATCTGTCTCATCAAGTTCTTGGATGACTCGTTCCCATGCCGTGGGAGATTCGTCATTGCGTCTGGTAATTTTGATTGTCTGTACCTTTTGCGCGTTTGGATCGGACACCAGGCGTTGAATACGGCGGCCGACTTGTTCATAGGTTTTAAGCGTTTGGGAATTGCCGGTAGCGCCCATATTCATGCGTGTCTTTCCTTTGTTTTTTCTATATGGATAGACAGTATTGGGTACATGAAAAGGCAGCAATCCGGAAAGAGCACGTTTGTACTCTTTCGAGTCGAGGCCGAAAAAAAAGCCCGCTTAGCGGGCTTGTTCATCACATTGACAGCGGTGAGTCGCGCACTAAAGCTTTCCGGTCATACGTACGGCTACTCCAATGATGCGACAGTTTTCGTCACACTCGACCATTTTGTAATCCGGGTTCAGCGGCTTCAAATAACGTATGCCGCCATCTTCCACCAGTTTCTTGAATGTCGCCTCATTGCTTGCCGGCAATTTGGCAACAACCAGCTTGCCTGGTTTCACATCTGCCTCGGTGTCGACCAGGATCATCATTCCTTCAGGAACGCTAACGCCGGCGGGGGCGGTCATAGAGTCGCCTTTGACCTCAAGCCAAAAGGCAGGCCCTTTGGAGTCGTAGTCAGAAACTTCATATCTGTCAGAAAAACCATCCGGATAAGGCTGAACAGCTTCCTCCCAAGAACCCGCTGATACCCAACTGATCACTGGATATCGATAAAGCATTTGAGGCTGGACAACATCCTTTACGTTGGACTGTTCGTTGGTTTCTGAAACCATTGGGCCAGACCCACTCTCAATCCATATGGCCGAAACTCCGCACGCCTTCGCAATGGAGGCGTTATAGGAGGAGCGCTGTGATCTGCCTCTCTCAAGGTCAGAAATAGACGCTTGATCGATGCCAACAAGCTTCGCTAGTTGGGCCTGAGTAAATCCGGCGTGTCGTCGAGCGGCCTTGATTCGTTCTTTATATTCCATCTTCCGATTATTACTGGCGAACCCATATCGTTGCAAAGTGGTATGCCTATGATCTACGATATGGGTATTCACATAATTAGGGGCGATATGAACACCATCTTTAAAGACCTTGTTGCTTTCTTCGGGACACAAGAGGCCACGGCAGAGAAGCTCAAGGTGGATCAAAGCACCGTTTCCGGTTGGGTTCGTGAAAAGCACGGGATGTCTCCGGTGGTTGCCAAACGGGCTGAAGCCTTGACCAACGGTGCATTTAAGAAAGAAACCCTTTGTCCTTCATTTCCTTGGGCCGAGCTGAGTACCTAACGGACACCACAGCGAGTAACTGAAGCCATTTTTAGCGCAACTGCGCCGAGAGAAAACTAGACAATGAAATCGCCAGTACTAGAAACCCGTCGCGCAGTGGTGATCGAGGTCGCAAAGAAATACCCAGGCGGTCAGGTATGCGCTTCAGCTCGCCTGAGTCTTGATCTGAAGCGTTTTAAGAATCAGGTTTATGAGAGCGGCGGTGTGGTTCCGCTTAGCGATGAGGAAGTTTACGTGCTCGAAAGCGAGCAGGGCACCACGCACCTACCGGATTACATCTGCGCGATGTATGGCGGCGTATTTGTTCGGCTGCCTGAGGTTGGCGATCTGGACAATGTCGACATGCACCTGCGCTCCTTGCGTACCTCTGTGAAACGTGGCCGGGTTGATCAGTTTCTTGCCTTGGCGCTGGAGGACGGCGAAATCAATGCAGCGGAAGCCGCAGAGATTCTGGCCTTACATGCGAAGCACTTGGCTGCCCGGCACGAAGAGGTAACGGCACTGATCGAGTTGCACAAATCGAAGCGCCCAGCCCGACCGTCAAGCGGGAAGGGGTGATATGCAGTTCACGATCACGATCAACCAGGTGAAAGCGCTGGAGTGGGGGTTGAACTCCCAGCAGGCATTACTGTTTTCGTTTGTCTACGAGTGTCCTAGCTGGGCAAGGCCAATCAAGACCGATAAGGGGATTTTCTTTGCCTTGAGCAAGGCAAAGATCGTGGAGGAGTTGCCTCTGCTCACTGACAAACCAGATACCGCATACCGGCTTCTCAAAGGACTCGAAACCGCAGGTCTGATCGAACTGTCCCACACGGCAAATATCAGTTTGTTTCGTTTGACCGAAAAGGCCAAAGAGTGGAATCGCAAGTTGGATGGGTCGGAAAAATATCCGACCTCTGAGGTGTATGAAGGTCGGAAAAATATCCGATCTACCTCGGAAAAATGTCCGAGCCAGGTCGGAAAAATATCCGAACAGGGTCGGAAAAAAATCCGAGAAGGGTCGGAAAAATTTCCGACAAATCAGGGTACCAGTAATCAGGGTACCAATCAGGTAACCAGTAATCAGGAGAAACAGAGCGCTAACGCGCCAGGCAAATCGCCAAAGTTCGACCCGCTGACCGTCAAGCCGGAAAACGTCAGCGTCGAGGTTTGGGCCGACTGGTGCCAGCACCGCAAGGAAATCCACAAACCCCTCACCGCCAAGAGCTGTGAGCAACAGGCCAAGGCTCTGGCGAACCATCCAGCCCCCGATTCGGTGCTGGCCCTATCGATCAGCAACGGATGGACGGGGATCTTCCCCGACAAAGCAGTCATCCCCTCACCACTTCCGACCAGTCGCCATTCCGGCTTCGACACTCGCGATTACAAGGCCGGTACCAAGGAGAACGCCAATGGCACCTTCCGTCTCTAACTTCGGCGCTCACATGGACCGCAAATTCGGCGTCATCGGCCGTCAGCCAGTGAGCTGCTTCGATCATGGCGAATATGAGGCGGTCATCCTCAAGGGTGGCAACCTGTCTGGCTGTCCTATCTGCGCGAGCAACAAACGCGACATGCAAGAGCTGGCACGCAAGCGCTGTCAGTTTCGGATAGTTCAGCAATCAAGCGCCCGGATTCCGAAGCGTTTCGCGGAAAAGACATTTGCCGATTTCGTTGTGTCGAATCCAGCCCAGCAGGTTGCCTTGGATGCATGTACCGATTACGCCGACAACTTTTCGAAGCATCGCCGGGAAGGTCGCTGCATGTTGCTGCTGGGGAAGGTCGGCACCGGCAAAACCCACCTGGCTATTGCCTCGGCCAGTCACCTGATTAACGAATGCATGGTCAAGGCGATCTACCGCACGGTGGGCACGCTCATCGGCGAGATCCGGGCGACGTTCAATGAGCGTTCAGGCGAGTCCGAGGCGCACATCTTGCGTGAGGTGATCGGCGCGGACCTGCTGGTGCTCGATGAAGTCGGTGCTACGAAGCAGAGCGAGTTCGAGCTGGCCACCCTGTTCAGCATCATCAACGGTCGTTACGAACAATGTCGTCCGACGATCATCGTCAGTAACCTGTCTCCCGCCGAATTGAACGACGCCATTGGTGCGCGGAGTGTCGACCGCATCCGGGAAAACGGCTGCATTGGCGTGGCATTCGAGTGGGAATCTCAGCGCGGTAAGGAGGGCTTCTGATGAACGCCGCCAAACAACAAAACATGCTCGCCGGACAATCGTCGCTCGCCCGCAAAGTATTTCAAGTCGTGCCCATCCAGGAGCGCTGGAGTGCTCACGATATTTTCAATTCGTTGATGGTTGCCGAAACCACGGGCGCCCAGTTTCCGGCTGTCCGTCGCGGCCTGGGTGAGTTGAAGGACGCAGGTCTGATTCGCGAACCCGTTAACGGACACTTCCAGCGCACCGCCATCACCATCACGCCCCGGAGAGAACAAAGCATGTCGAGAGATACCAAGCCGGCCGTGGCTACTACCAAGAAACCTGAGGGTAGCGCTCTGGATACATTGGCGGTGCTGTCTGGCGAGGTCATCAGCTTTGCCGAGGAAGTCGGTCAGCGCATGAAAAAGCTTGCCGCGCGTATCGAAGAAGTGGCGTTGTCCGTTGAGGCAGAGCGCGAGGTCAATGCTGAAGCACTCGACAAATTCAAGCTCCTGCAATCCTTGCTGAAGGGGGGCTAATGGGCACTCGGATGGCCGTGGTGAAGACTCTGACAGTCAAGCTGTCGGACGCAGAGATCGAACGAAACGCCAAAAAACTGCACGTCCGCGATCTGCGTGATGCGAGTCATCCAGCGTTGCACTTTCGTTTCGCGAAAAACCGTGCTCGCGGGTCATGGTATTTGCTCAACAAACGCGCCTGGCACCGTATTGGTGGATTCCCGGATCTGAGTACCAAGCAGGTGGTTGCGGCGCTGCCAATTGTCCGCCTGCGAGTTGCTGCCGAAGAAGGTTCGACCGTTTCGAAGTGGGTCACGACCGGTGAGTTGCTGACCTGGTACGCCGTGCGCATGGCGCGTGATCGCAGCTTGTCCGAGAAGCGGAAGAAGACCGGCGCCTCGATGATCAAGTGCCACCTCATGCCGCGCCTCGGTGATCTGCCAATGGCTGACATCGACAAGGCAACCCTCGACAGCGACCTAATGTGGCCGCTGCAAGAAAGCATTTCCATCGATTACGTGCGCTCGGTTTTTCAGCTGCTGGCCCTGGCCTTCCGTCAAGCGTTCAAGCTGGGCCACATCTCATTCAACCCGATGGCGAGCATCAGGTTCAACGATTTCTCCAAGGCCAAGGTCGGAATCAAGCCATCTCGCTTGCGCGGTGTGCAGTTGCAAGGGCTGCTGGTGCAACTCGCAGGGGTCATGGAAACGGCGCCACTTGATGCCATGCTCGCACTGATGATGCTTTGCCACGGCACGCGAATCGGGGAAACCCGACAGGCGCGTTGGTCGCACATCTGCCTGGCGGAAGGAGAGTGGTTCATTCCTGCCGAACACACAAAAACCGGTGTCGAGCATCACCTCCCGCTAACGGATCAAGCGCGCGCCCTGTTGATTCTGTACCGCGAAACCCAGACCACCCGCAGTTATGACGGCCAATACCTATTCCCGGCGCGCAACGGTAAAGCGCTGAGCGAAGGGCAGGCCAGCGCGGTGTTCACACGTCTGGGTCAAGGCGCGTGGACCAGTCATGACTTGCGCAAGTTGGCCCGCACTGGTTGGGCAGACATTGGTATTGACCACTTGATTGGTGAATTGCTCATCAACCACGCGATGGGCCACAACGTGAAGGTTTACATCCAGTCTGACGTGATGAGTCGTAAGCGTGATGCCTTAACGAGGTGGCACCACATGTTAGACAGTCGCGGCTTTAAGGGTATTCACGGGCAGACAGGCGTTAGATTCGGAGATTCCGGTAATGCGCTGGAAGCCACACGGGGCAAGGGCTGCAAGGCGATTCAAGAATCAACCATAGGCGAGGTTTGAAAACATGAAAAATGCCCAGGCCCATAGTCTTCGTAAGGCGCGGATTGAGCTGGAGCACTGCTTTACCTGCAAGGGAAAAGCGGTGGTGCAGGGTGTTTTCTATGAGCTGGCTTGCAGCGATTGCAACGGATCAGGTTGGGTCATGGCGGGGAGTCGGTTGATGCTTTCTACAGACGAATTGGTGACACAGCTCAGCCTCAGATTGCAGCAGGCTCAACGCGAAATTGAGGTACTGCAGCGGGGTCCAACGTTATGCGGCCCGGCTGAGTACTACCAGCAGAACAACCGTCGCGGTGCCGGCGGATCAAATTACACTGGGGATTGATAG